CATGTACCTCGCAGGGCAGTAAGCGTCTGGGTGGACAACGTATCGTCTATCGTGCCATTGACCGTTCTTGCCGCCCGGTGCGCCACAGTCGTAGTAGCAGGCTTTATAGAACTTCGTGCCGTAGTTGTTTACGAAAGTGTGTCCGTACCCGACAAATACAAGAACACACCACATAATATGTCTCCGTCAACTCACAGTGTTAGCGACCCTCCCAAGTCTATTAGAAACCAAATCCCCCTGAACCACCCATAGGTCCAAACCTTTTTGCAAGCAAAGCAGCTAATCCGCCACCCCCATATTGAGGCATTGGTGGTTGAGTCGGCGCGCCGCCCCCTAGACCTTGTAGTCTCTGATACTCGCCCATCAGGTTCATGCTTGGGTTGGCTTTCTGAAACTCCATCAATTGTTCCATTGAACTAAATTGACCGCCGCCCGGTTGAGCCATAGTTTGGGGGCCACCCTTGCCTGATGTCATTGCATTCATACCTTGCTGGTATTCGTTCTGTGCCATCTGCTGTTGTGCAGCCTGATCAGCCATAGCCTGAGACATATCATTAATACGATTACGCTCTGCTACGCTCATCATCTCCATCGGACGAGGGGCAAGGCGCTGCGAACCACCAAGCACATCATAGTTCTGTGCAGCATATTGGAACGCTGGACTCATGTTGGGGTTGTTAGCGTTGCGAGCCGCAGCCATGTAGTAAGGAACCTGACCCGCACCCTGCTGAGACTCGAACATACCCAATGCAGCTTGGCGCATCTCTGGAGTGATCTCTGTCGGCGCGGGTTGCTTCTGACTTTCCATGTAATCGTTGTAACGCTTTAGGTTCTCGGCATACATATCAGCATCTGCTGTGGCACCGTTTAGTGACCCTATTCCAGCATTCATTGCGTCTTTTATCTTCTGGTCGGCAGCGCCTTCGCTCTTACCTACGTTTGCATGGAAGTCCTTTCCGGCTTGTATTGCCGCCGCAGAGGGGGGACCAGTAATACTGGCCTTGAACTTCTCAAAAAAGCTCTTTGGTGCAGCCGCTTTTGGCTGTGATGCTTTTTTTGCTGCTGCTGTCCTTTCTTTTGGTTTTATTGATTTTGTTGGTGCTGATAGACTTACGCCGTAATCTGGTTCTGGCATTACATAACTCCTCCGTCTGCGGATTGTGGCATTGTAACGGTGATAGCCGTGTGCCGCTTAGTTGTATCAGTCCATGTCTCACCACAGTCTGGGCAGTTGCCATCAGGGTATGACGCTACTTCTTCTGGTGTATCCACCAAGTTATCGCAGTTGTGGCACTGTATAGTATCTACAGAAGTAGCAGGCTTCCAGCGGCTACCGTCTGACATTGTAATGATTGTTGCGTCACTCATATTACTATCCTTAGTTCGCCAGTAGAGGTTTTATACACATCGTTTACAGACAATCCACCAGCTACAGCGGCAGCGTTATCGGCATATGCGGGTAAGTTTAACAGGTTTAAAGTATTAAATACAGCCGTTCCGGGGTTTTGTGCCTGAGCCAGATATACAGAGAAAGCTCGCACCACTTCGGACATGTACCGCTGATCGTATGCCTGCGGTGCAATCGGGAAGTATGGGACGGGTGCTTCTCTTGTTGCCATTACCTGCGTCCATCCTGCCTGACATCCATGCGAGGAGAGCCAAGTCTCCAAGTCATACCGACCTCACTAGACTCCACGCGAAGTGCCATTGACCGTCCGCGCAATCTTATGTTTGCTTGGTTGGTAAACTGCTCTACAGGAACAGTAGCCGTCTTTGTTACTATGCTATCATCTTCCTGTAGGTAATTGCCGCCGGGAAAGTTTCTGGCCTTCATCGTAAAATTAACAGATGGAGACCCTTCGGTTGAGTTTCTAAATGTAACGTCTGGAATAATGCGGCTTACAAATGAGAAGTTGTTTCCGTCCCCAATATCAAACTGACTAGACTCAATATAAGCAGAGATTGCAGTTGCAGGGTTTTGGCTTCCGTCATCAAAACCACTCTCATGCGTGTACAGATATCCATCTAGTCCCGCTGCAATCGGATTCTCCTGAACCCCACGGTCAATCCACGCACCACGAGATAGAGTGCCATAATACCAAATGTTCTGTTGGTAGTTATATACAACATAACGATCTATCGTGCTGCTGTCCGCAGATGGGTAGTACCACCAAACTTCAGAGAACGCTGTGTTAGATGCCGCAAAAACTTTCTCGCTTTGACCCGCATTGAAGTCAGAAAAGACGTAATCGCGTACCGTGCAGGGCAGTTTTTGAACCGCCCCGCCGTAAATGTAGAACTCGTTCTTACCCATCCAGAAGACATTATCTTCAATTGGTATTGCAGCATTAGGGCTTGCTATTGTTACGTTCTCTGAAATCATGTTGATTCCAAATGTAAAGGGTGGCCCAAGATATTGCATCGCGTGAATAGATATATCAGTAAATACAAGAATTTGCTGACGGGTCTCAATTGCAGTAACAATGCGCGAACCTGAGCCGACAAGCAAATCACCCGCTGTGTTCGTGGTAGTTGGTCGCCAATCTAATATGTTTTGCTGATCTGAAAAACGAATAAGAAGCGGGTCTTGTGTTGTGCTGCCTAAAGGGTTTGCACCGAAAGCGATTACATGCCGATCAACATCAGAAACAATAACCTTAGCTGCCACTACAGGTGCATCAATAGACCCCGTAAGCTCACTAAGTGCAATCGAACGAGTTGTAAGCGGTGTGGCAACCGATGAGTCCCAGTAAAAAATGCCGCCGTTATATACATTTGACACTAAATCTTCGCCAAAGTTGTCATGCGTCCACAAACGAAGCGTATCTGTTTTCGCGTCGATAGTAGCAGCAGAGTTCCAAGCACCGCGCGACCAAGTTCCAGCACCCCAGCCATTGCCGAACAAAGAAGTGTCTAGGCCAGAATTGATTTGATACGCACCAGTTGTAAAGTCCCCACCATCTTCAACATCAGACGCATTTGCAGTGACAGGTGTTGGAGTATATTCGCCATCCACAGTGATATCAGCAACGGATGCTACCTCACGAGCGGTGATCTTATAGGTGTCACTCGTTGTCGTTGCGTCTACAACGATTTGATATTCTTGATTTAAAACATCCGCCGTAATAGTGCCACCTAAAGACTCAACGTCAGTGAATGTAACGAAATCGCCGCTCACCGCACCGTGACTAGGGTGGTTAACTACAATCGTAGAAGAGCCGTTGGTTGCTGTGAATGTAATAACAGGCACATTTTCTGTCACGCTAACTGTTGCCGGAGCGGTCAAACCCGCTATGGCCTCTACACCCTCAAGTATTACAGAAACATTGATGTTGCCGCCAATTGTTACAGAGCCTACGCCGCCAGTTGCAGACAAGCTATCACTTACAGGAATCAACACCATAACATCGGCGTCATCAGTATTTACAGCCACAAATCCAACTTGACCATTACCCGCATCACTCGTTACCTGACCAGCATTAAGGCTGATTTCTGGGCTACCAATTTCACCAGTAGCATATACCCCACTAACCGTGACTTCTATGTTCGCATTTGGTGGTACAGTAACCCTAATCGGAGTGATGTCGTAATACCCTTGACCACTTTCAACATAGTATTTTTTGCTAGTGCCAACGCCCAGATAATTATCTAAACCAATAGTGCGCCAAGAATGCAGGGCGCGGCAGGAACCAAGAAAGGAGTTACGCCCTATTTTAGTCCAGCCACCAATCTTCTCGGGATAACCCATGCGGAACCGTACCTTATCCATGTCGTACCAACCACCTTCGTTGCTATACGAGGTGGATTCCCTGTTGATACCGGGCTGGAACTGAAGTTTAGTTAACGGCATTGCATGATCCTTGTTAGTTCAATTGAACTTTATAGCTTCTAATCCTTATACTGCTCCTTAATTGTTTTTAAAATTATATTCTTTGCCCTCGTTCTATTAAACATTTTATACAAACTAGATAGCGGTTTTTTAGGGCTAAAAACAGCGACCTTGTTAGAAGAGCAAGCAATCCTTTGCAGTTCCTCCGTCATGTGAAACGGCTTTAATTCTACGGTGTTTTCCGTGTGAAACTTAATGTACATCAAAGGGTCGCCCCTTTTTAAACTGAAGTCCTTCTGTTCCGTATTTATTACCGCAGGATGAACATGTCTAAACCAACTTGATATATCAAATGATCCTCCCATTAAAGGAAAGTTAAATTTATCAGACACATGGTGACTAGCCTTATGTAGAGACATGACCGTACTTTTATCTGTAAAAAATGCAAAACCAAAACCAGTAAACAACTGCAATAGCTGCGGCGTTCTCATAAGAACTGTGTCGTTAAAATCTTCTTGCGTTAAATTAATGTTATCAATACAAAAAATCCTTTCATCGTTAGTGTACCTAACGTCTAAATCAAAAGGCGCTTTGAAAACAAAAGTGTTTTTGGCTTGCTCCAAAAAGGCGTAACATGTTAAGACATCGGCACAAGGTGTGTCCTTGTACAGTGTTTTAAGCATTGGGAGCAGAGGCTCTAACTCAAGGGAAATTAGATCGCCACATTGCTGCTTGCGCTGTCCCCCGACATATACGTTTTGTTTCATGCTCTAACCTTTAATCTGGCTTAGTAGGCCAGTCAGCCTCGTCGAGATTGGGCCAATTAGCATGATTTGGAAGATCGCGCAAAAGTTGACGATAACTTGCCCATCTTGTGGCGTCTACAGGAGCATCTGCTACCTGTGTCCAATCAGTTTCAGAAAGAAAATCATCGCGAAGTTTTCTGTTTGAGATATCGGCATCTATTAAAGCCTGTGCGGCTTTGTCGGATAAAATCTTTGACTTTTCAGCCGAAGAATAACGCTCTCTAATTTCCCACGTTTGAACAGCCACACCACCTACAATCGTCGGAGTTACTTCCACCGCTTCTTGGAACTCCGAATCAAAGTCACCACGGTCTCTGTACTCAAACCTAACATAGCCCAAATCGCCCAAAAGTGCATCCGGGAAGGGGGAGGGGAAAGAAGTTCTAGGATTTTCTTTCTTAATGTCAGAAACAGTGCAAGGCCACTTGGCTACTACGCCGTTTTCTACTTTAGCAAGCATGTCTAAACTCCTCAGGCTAAGTTATAACTTACATTTGTCGAAGGAAATTGCCGCGTATCCCCCGGCCAAACAATTCTTACGCAGCCACCAGCACCAGCGTTACTAACAAAAGGTTGAGATGTGCTACTGCCCGCCGCTCCGCTGCCTCCACCGCCAAAAAGACCCGGAGTACCATGACTTTTGAGGTCAGATTCGTTCCCTGTATAGTTGCCAGTTTGACCTAAAGAACCACCGTTACTGTAACCATACTCACTACTACCACCTGCGCTGCCGGATGTCCCCTCTCCCCATATGCCGACACCACCTGCGCCAAGGGCGAAAAACCCCTGTCCGCCTATACCGCTGCCGCCGCCGCCACCGCCGCTCCCAGCACTGGCAGTGGCACCGCTGGTGTAGGAAGTGTCTGCACCCGCACCGCCAGCGCCAGAATAACCCCCAGCGCCGCCGCCGCTGCCTTGTCCTGTGCCGTTTCTATACCCTCCATTGCCGCCAGCGCCGCCGCCATCTCCAGCACCGACAGCACCGCCTAGTCCGGTGTTGCCGCTGTACCAGCCCTGTTTTCCACCACCAGCTACACAATCTGTGCCAAAAGAGCTATCTGTACCGTCACCACCAGTCCCTGCTGTGTTATACTTAGTCCATGCCCGTCCACCTTTACCGACAGTGACGGTAATTGAAGCGCCGGGAGTAACTGAAATGTTGTTTTTGTAAGACAATGCCCCGCCGCCGCCGCCAGCGGCAAAAGCAAAGGCAACAGTACTTGAGTTTCCACCCCCGCCGCCTCCAATGCAAACTACGCTAACCGAAGTAACTCCGTCTGGGATTGTCCAACTATATGTTCCCGGTATAGGGAAGGTAATTTCTCCAACAGCCAACTCTTCATCTCCTTCTGCCGCGATTAATTTTTTCCATGCAGACATTATGCGTAACTCCCTACATAAACCCCATACAGAGTGCTAGATATTTTATAGAACACAAGTGTATCTGCCGCTGTAAGATTAGGCGCGTTATTTCCACCACTACTTACCCAAGTTATTGTAGGCCAACCAACCGTGTAAGAAGCACCGTTTAGTAAATTTAAAGACATACTCTCACCGCTAACTAGGCTTTCTGTAAAAGTGGTATTTTCGCTCAGTGTTTTGATTTGCGTTGTACCATTATTAGGGTTAAGAACTGTGCCTGTTAAAGCATATACAGTTTCCACGACAGCATTAGAAAACTTGACATCGCCGTTTGCATCAGCCGTAACGACCTTGCTGGCCTGTGATGTGCCAAGCGTTGTTATGTCATTGTAGTTAAGCTCGGCGGCGGTAGAATTTATCCCAAGATTTACTAAGGCTGTAACCGCGCTATCCAAATCGGAAAGGTTATTTGCTGTCTCTAAGTAAGACGGAAGCTCTAACGCATTCAAAAGACTGACAACAGCCGCGCCTGCGCCGCCACCGTCACAATAAATAATCTCATTCTTGCCAGCGGATACTGTGACGTTACTACCAGAACCTTGGTCAAATATTACGCTTTGCGCGGTGTTGTTTTGTATAAAGTACAACTTCTGAGCATCGTTAGGAAGAACCGTGATTGTGTGGGTTAAACTTAAAGTACCATTGAGAAGAAGAACTTTATACTGACCATCAGACAACGCACCATCTGCGGTTTGTAGATTTGAACTTGTTCCAGAAAGTACAATTGAACCTACACCATTTGTGATGCGGTCAATAATATCAAAGTTGTCGTTGGTGGTATCGCCCCAAGACCCAGACTGTTCGCCTGTTGCTATCTTTTCTATGCCGCCGTTTGTTGTATATGTACTTGGCATTTATATCACCTTTACGCCGCTATCTCTGTCCATGTAGTACCCGGATTTGGAACTATTCTACCCCATACTAGCGGCACTGTCACGCCACCTGTAGCAGATATCCCTGTTGGGGAAACTACCGCTGTACCTGTAATTGTAACCGTGCCTACACCACCAGCCGCCTGTAGACCCGTTGGTATGACATTAACACCCCCCGTAGCGACTACTGCGCCAGCCGCGCCTGTACCAGCAATCCCTGTAACAGTGACATTTGAATCCGCAGATATTGCGACACTGCCTACGCCACCCGCAGCGGCTATGCCTGTAGTAGGTACATTGGCTGCGCCAGTAACTGTAGGACTACCAATGCCGCCTGTACCAGCCACACCTGTTGGGAGGACAACAATACGAGGCGTTACAGCAACGCTGCCTACGCCGCCTGTGGCAGCAATCCCAGTAACGGGAACTATAGCTCCTCCGGTTGCAACTACGGCACCAACGGCACCTGTACCAGCCACACCTGTGGGGGCGACCTCAACATTAGAAACGTGACTAGCTTGACCGACTTGCCCTGTGCCAGCCACACCTGTTGGGGAAACTAGAGCGTTACCGATAACCGAAGCTATAGCGCCAACTTGGCCTGTGGCCGCTAAACCTGTGACGGGAACACTAATAACATTTTTAGCGATAACCGCGCCAACTTGACCTGTACCCGCTACACCCGCAACACTGACGGCAATATCAACAACACCTGTGTCGCTAAAACTCGTCTGTGAAAAGGATGTAAAGCCAAACATTAGTTATCCCTTACGCATAAGCTGCTGCTGATAAAACGCCGATCCAGTTGCTGCCGCCGTCTCTAGTGTAGAACACATACAAATTACTTTCACCACTGGCGGGTGCGTCAGGTGCTGTACCGCCAGCCCAATCCACGGTGCCGGGCCATGTGAGAGTGGAGCCGTTGCCTGTTACCTGTAGGACAAAGCCGCTAGACATACCGCTTGTAGCACCGCTGAACGTAAACGTAGTGTTGCCTGACATTGATAGGCTAAACGCACCAGCATTATTTACATTACAGGTTGGTGATGTGCCTGATAGTGCGTCATAGTCCTCACGCAATGAACCATCATATAAAAACAAGCCGCCGTTGGTAAGCCGCATATACTCTGTACCATCAAGATAGAATTGATGCTTGTCTGTTTGAACAGCAATGTAGTCATTAGTATCACGGCCTATGAAAAAGACATCACCACGCAAGTCGCTTTCAATGCTAAGAGTTACAGTGCCACTTGTCCCGCCACCGTCAAGGCCAGTACCAGCAGTAACGCCTGTAATGTCACCAACATTAGTTGTGTAACCCGCACCATTGGTTAGCTCGTTGTTGTTCGTAATGTAGTTAGCATTAGTAGCGCCTGTATAGCCCAAGTTCGCCAAGGTAAGTGTGTGAGAACCAAGGGCTGTAACGTGTCCATATGTGTCAAGCGTCACATCTTGAATAACCGTAGCACCACTGTTGTCTACGCTGCTCTGAGAAGAAGTATCGGCGTGACTGAGCGTACCACTGCCAGTAATAGTGCCACCTGTTAAGCCACCACCAGTAGCTACAGATGTTACTGTGCCTGTTGTTGTTGAGTAGCCAGAATCGTTGTTAAAGCCGCTGATGTTGATATTGCCCTTGGTTAGCTTGCGCTGCGCGTTGGACGTATCGACAACGACAAAGTAGTCACCATCACCGTCAGTGGTGGAGGTGGAAAGCTCGCTTAAATCTACATTGACGGTAACCGTAGCAGTTTCACTTCCCCCACCAGACACATCAATTGCTGTACCCGCAGTAATGTCCGCCACATAATTACCTGTAGTGTCCGGACCAAGTGCTACAGAGTTAGCAGCAATAGTAGCCGCAATAGATGCGTTACCAGAGCCGTCAAAAGAACCTGATGTACCTGTAACGTCTCCAGTTAGGCTAATTGTTCGGCCTGTTTCTAATGCTGTAGCCGTAGACGCAGCCACGTTAGTTACATTCCGCCCATCTGCGGCAGCTATATACCCACTAGCATCAAGGTATACAGCTTTTTCGGCAGGCTGCGTAATAAACACATCCTTGCTTCCCGCCCCTAGATTTACAGCACTTCCTGAGTTGGAACTTTCTAGGATCGTTGTTCTGGCAAGCGTAGTTCCTGATGAGGTGAACGTACCAAGCCCAACCTCAAATGCACCTGTAGCTGATTCAAATATTCCATAGTAAGTGGTATCTCCGTCTGACAACACAGACGTAAAGGTTTGAAACCCTGCCACAGCGCCAGCTAATGTCAGGGTTCCAGTACCAGTCGTCGCGGTGGTCTCTTTCACACGATCTTTTACAACAAGTGCCATCGCAACAATCTCCTAGCTACCTACGGTTTAGGCGATACGAATTATCGCGTTAGTCGCATCCGCTGTGGGGAACGCAATCTGGAAATCACCCGCCGTAGAAGTTTTGTCTGCACCAAAGTCTAGAACCACAACAGTGTTTGTTGTACCCGTGCCTGCACCTTCGGTTGTGTTATAAATCAACGCGCCACGAGCAGTGATCGTTGCTGACGTAAATGTCAGATCGTCAAAGTCGGTGAACGCCGTTGTACCAGATGAGGTTGGATCAACACGAGTTAGTGTCCCGCCACCCGCAGCATATGAACCTGAATTACCAACTTCGTCAGTAGCTGTATAGTCCGTAGTTGCCGCTGTAAAAGAAGCATTGTTATCATACAACGCTAATTTAAAGGTGTCGCCACCTGATAGTAGAAAGTTATGTCCGCCTTCAAGAAGCTCTTTCTTGAATGACGTACACATGAAGTTACCAGTAAAAGCCATGTCAAAGTCTCCTTATAAGATCGGCTAGGTCGGGATGCCCCGCATCATTAAGTACATTATATACACTAGTTCTGTCGCTACGAATAGCCTGCCGCATATAATATGCAACAAGCGTCTCAATGTGCTTTGAAAAAGCACGGGCTTGATCCCTGATAGCTGGGGGTGCCGTATCAGATACAGAGATCAACTTCTGAACGCATTGCTCAGAAAGCTCTTCCGGGGTGAAGCCACGCCCGTCAGTAGTATTAACTAATACCACTTGTTCGTTTTGGGGAACATTTACATTCAATTCAAACATTATTGCTTCTGCCTTATAACTTTTCCTGTACGGTATTCATCCGTTGTCTCTTTCGCTTCACCCAACATTTTCAGTGCCATCATGCTCTCTTGAAACCGCTTGTCATAATATTGCATCATGTCCTGCTCACCCTTCATAAAGAGGTAAGCTTCTACCAAAGCCCCGTACAAAAGAGTAAGTTCCGCGTTTTCACTCAGCCATGTCGTACCACTTTCTTCACCCGCCGTAAGACTTGCGGGCCTGTAAAAATAATGTAGTTCCGCCGTATATACCGCATTTGGCGTGGGAGCTAATAAAAAATTATTAACGTCAAAAACAGAATAATAACGCGGCTCGCCCGTTGTGGATGCGTCTGGAGTATACGTCTGTAAAAAACTAGGGTCTTTAAACTCTACAAAAAATTTATCACCGTTCGAGCCTGTTAGACTTAACGAAAAAGGAGCTAAAAAATCACTGGGGCAAGCTAAGTATTGATTTGAGTTTGTTGTAGAAGCCGTAGAATTTTTACGAAACAAACTTAATTGAACCATTTTTAAAATTCGTTCTTCAGATAAACGAACAAACAAAGGCAGGTTTGTTACGAAAGAAGTCTCGTCATTCTCCGTATAATCCTGAATAGCCTGCTTTAGCTGCGCATATGTAAAACTCATGTTGTTACCACCGTTACTGTTCCAACGCCGCCAGAAAGAGCTACTGTGTTAGGTACTTCTGTGGGCAGTTCCGCAGTTCCCGCCGTGCTCCAATTTCCGTTACCTAAATAAACAATGCCGTTAGTCGTAACCACTAAAAAGGCACTCGTAGGGTTGCCCGTATCTGGACGCGCGTCTTTTAAAGCTTGCGGGTCAATAACTTTCTGAAACGGTCCAAGTTGAGGCTGTTTGGATTCAAACTCATCTTTTCCCACAAGCGCCCCGGTCCACTCTTTACGCATGTCTTTGTACCGATACCGGAGTCCGGATCGGTCAGAGATAGCAAAAGAGTTTTTACCAGACGCAAACTTACTCATTAGTTAGTCCTAAAGTACTGATACTGAGGAACAACGTTAAAAGAGGACCTGTCGCGGTCCTCAGTCATAGCTCTTTCAAACTCTTCTTCATAAACAGCTTTCAAAAGCTGTACACGGTTCGGAGCTCTTTTCATGGAGATATAATACGCTAGCCCTGCGGCCAAACAAGGGTAAAAACGAAAAGGCATATCAAGCGTGTTGGTTTGACTGTCCGCATCATTCATGCGAGTTAAGGCGTCGTATATAATAACGTCAGTGCTGTTTTCTGGAACAGGCCACACTTTTAAAACCGGAGTAATTTGACGGTCAAGAAAAAACTGAGAGGGTCTTCCTTGACTTGTTTTGTTTGGAATAGACAAAAACGTGTCCCGACTAACCCGGTCTAAAGCGTAATCTGTGTTACTTCTTCGAACTACAACAGATAAAACATCTATAACATCCGAGCTCACCGGAACGTCTCCATCCCCCTGAGTGGATGTGAAGCTTCGTTGTTTGATAGTCCATTGATTTAATCCACGGTTAGCCCATTCAGCAAGCATGAGATTTAAAGACCGCTTTGCAGTTTTTAAATCATACCCCGTCCGGACCTCTAAACCGCAGCGTTCAAAGGCCTCTTCAATATACTCAGCAACGTCTAGTTCAAAGTCCGATGTTCCAGATAACGCCATTTTAACCTACTTTTTAGATTTACGAACGGCTCCACCGCTGCGTAGTTTCTTAACCATGCCGCCGCCGCGAAGTTTCTTAACCATACCACCGCCGCGCATCTTTTTTGCCATGCCGCCGCGCATCATTTTTTTAGGTTTCATTGCCATCTTTTAGCCTCCTATACAAGTTTTCTCGGTTTTGGTAAATTTCCAAAGAGTTGTATTCTTCCTTATAGCTATCATAGTATCCCTTTTTGTCCAACTTGTTTGCAGATTCTTGTAATTTTGAAAGCCTCTGAACAAAAATAAGACTATACTCATCGTCAACTTCATAATTAAAGGTAACATCTGCTACAAAATCACTAGGATCGTCTTCGGGATTAAAACCCATCAACCAGATGTCCTTGTCTATAAACATTCCCTCTGAAATTTTATCATTCAAAGTGTCTAAATACTCATGGAAATCCTCGGGGTTCTTTGTGTTTTTAAGATCAACAATAATGACCAAATCAAACGTGTCGTCATACTGAGAAATGCAAGAATACAACGTTTGATACGAGTCTTCTTTTTTAAATATTACGGAAACTTTGTTGTCTAACCACGCGGCCTTTGCAAAAGGACACGGTGGGAAACCGTTAAAATGTACGCTAGGCTTTTCTAAAGCAACCTTCGACCAGTCCATAAGTTCAGTAACCAAGGCTCTTTCTGTCGGATCACTGTAAAAATTTAAGTTCATCCCTGAGTCACCGAACCTTTTGTATGTTTACGACGATCTGCCATAATCATACCACACCCTCGTGCAACAGCCGTACCGGGCTTGGATTTTCCATTATACGGCCTTTTAGCTTTAGTAACTTCGCCACCAAGAGCTAAACGCTTTACTTTGGCCGCTTTCGTATTCGAAACAACTTGCTTTCCTTTAGCGCCTTCACGCTTTTTCTTACGAGCCGTAGAAGCTCGCTCAGACTTGCTAAGACTCTCTGCCTTAGATCGTGGAAGGCATCGATCAGGGTTCTTTTTATTTTTAGAAGTCCCGCACTTACCTGCGATATTACCTTGGCTGTCAATTCTGACCCAATCTTCATCAACCCAATCCTTTAATTTTCCCATTACGAGCCCTTCCGTTTTCCGCCTTTAGACTTTTTGGCGTAATTAGGGTCTTTGCAATATTTGGAAGCCGCCATATTTGCATAAGCAGAGGGGTAAGTATCAAAAGTGCGTTGCGCCCAAGCTTTACCTTCTGGACAAATCTTACTGCCCTTGCTTTTAGACGACGCTTTTTTAGATTTTCTAGAATATGCCATGTTACCAAGCCTTACAGGACCAATACCGAGCCGTGAACTTGTCTTTTGCAGTGTCACACGAGTGACGAGCCCTAAAGTTCTTACGGCGACCGGGTTGGTCTTTTTTAATGGACATGTTTTGGTCACCAAACCGAACAAGCTTTATTTCGCTGCCCTTTTTAGCCAAAACGGCACTCTTTTTAGACGCGTTGGGAGTCCTTTTAGGTTTATTGTATCCGGCAAAGGTTTCACCTCTATAACTTAGTCTTCCAGAAGGCAGTCGTTTAACATTTTTTGTGGAAGCCATGACAAAACCTTTATTCGTAAAATACGTCTGCTTCCAACAGATTTGACATGTTGAGGTAGATACCCGTCTTCACGAGAAAACCGCTATTCGGGATGCTGAACGTATTAGCGAAGGTATCGCCCGCTGACGTATGCTTGCTCATAAGCCAACGCTTTGGGTCCGTACCCGGATTCGGCGTTGTAGCAACATACCGACAAGCAGGTGTCCCTGTAATCGTGGCAGAGTTAAGAACGGTCAG